AAGCAAGGTAACGATTAACTGTTTCTCCCCACTCTTCTCGGCGTTTTTCTTCATCCATGTAACGAGCATATCTACTCTTGTGTATGTATTGTTGATACTGATCCATCATCTAACAGCTCCTCATCTGCTTCTAGTTTTCTTAGTTCTTCTAGCCTAATACTCTTAAAGTTTTTATTATCTTTTGTCACTTTACCTTTACGTTTCTTGTGGTACTTATCCCTACGAACAGTTTTCCGGTCGATATAATTCTTATCCATTCTGTTCCAAAACCTTTAGCAACCTATCTTCGTACCATGCTGCCTTTTTTAGATCCTCTGTTCCGTTTTTGTACGGATAACGCCAACGATACTTCAGACTGTTTCCGCGTAAATAGCCAACAAACTCTTCGGGGCTTAACATGGCGCGGATTCCGTCTATACATTCTATGTCTCCGTTGTTGTAGTGCTTAGGTCTGTTAACATTATCCCACTCTTGAGGGGTTGCGTCATCAATACTGACCTTCTTTTTAGTGTGTTGTTTCATTCTCACTTCTCCATTCTTCAGGTAGTGTATCAACAGTGAACCATCTAAATCCGTTGTCAGAAGCCCACTCCCCGTGACTTCTTTTTGTACCATCTTTGCGTCTCTTTGCTTGAGGCATAGGCGCTGATGAATTTGCAAATAAGAATACCAGTTCTGTATTACTAGGTAAAGCCTTCTGTATCCAGATGTACTTGGTGAACTCAGCATAGTCCCAGAACCTGCCCTTGGCTTCAATGATAATCTTCTTACGTCCTATCCGCTTTGTAAAGTCGGGATGATAGTTGTGTTCAATAACATAAGGAACGGTTCCGTCGTGGTGTGTCCAGTCTTGTAGTACTGTGTCGTGTAAAGTCTTTTCCCACTTAGAGTCATAGCCTTTAGGCTTGTCTTTTTCTATAGGTCTTCTTGCTCTTGGCTTTCTTCTCATTAGTGTATAACACCTTCTCTTCTTATAACCTCTAACTCTAACAGAATTAAAAGCTGTTGTATTAGTTCAGTAGGTACTTCTGCCATACTACCATTACCCGCTATGAAAAATCTAGCAAGCTCTACGATAGTGATCTCCGGTTCGGTATCTATATCTGGTGGTGGTTCTAAGATCTTTGAGTCCTCCTGACACGCTCTTCTATGTCACCCATAGTAATAGAGTCTAAGTCTTTTCCTCTCTGCATTAGTATCTTTATAATTCTTTTAGCGCCTTTAAAAGAATAAGGCACTGAGTAAGCTACTCCGTTTTTATAAGCACAGGGATTATCTCTAGGAATATTATTAGCAGTTACTGTATCAGCCTCTGACTCAGGCAACATACTCTTGAGCCACTCAACAGCAATCTCAGATGCTTTTTTATTTATTCTTTTAGATAGCCTTCTGTTCATAATGAGATCTCCAAAACCTTGGGAGTAGATATAACACGGGTAAAATACTTGACTCCGTTAGAATATTTAAAAGCTCTGAGTCCTCTACCGTTGTTGGAGTCTGCCCAGCATTTGGCTTTGTGAGGGCAGTATACGCAACCTGCCGCTAGTTTAAGATTACCTTTCTTTCCCTCTGGTATTGGAGGATAGCAAATAGAGGGCGGCGTGTCTACTTCTAGGCTTTCTTTAATGGTAGATATCTTTGTGCGTATGTTAGGCTTTGAAAGATTTCCCGGCCTGAACAAACAGATCTCGCCTGACTCTTTGTTAATTGCAAAGAACCCACCGTCGTCTGTACCTTCTGCTTCTTCGTAACCTGCAAGCTGTGCAAGGTATCCGAAAGGATCGTCATCTACCAGCGTACCTTCCGAAAACTTTTTAAAAGAGAAGTTAGATGCGGTCTTGATGTCAACAACCTCGCCGTCAATCTTGCAGTCCATGTGACCTTTGATCCCGTCTACCTCTACTTCTTTCTGCATACCAGATACTTCATGTCCTGACAGCTTAATGAGAAGTATAGCGATCTGCTCAAGGAGGTGACCGTACAGGAACTTAATAAAGTTAGAAGGGTGCATGTCTTTCTTTTCTTCAGAAGAATCCTGCATGTCATACCACACACGGCGCAACGGCCTTCCTACATTGGACATACGTATAGTCTTTGACTGTAGGTGAGGGGTTGACCAGCCTTCAAGAGCCTCTCTCATATTAAAAAGAAAGTCTGCCATTAGTTCTTCTGATATGTCTATGCCCTTGTCACTGTTAAGTCCGTCAAGAACCTCATAGATATCAGGGATCAATGTGTCTAGTGTTTTCATTTACGATGCCTTACGAATCTACACTTACGTGTTAGAGAGTTATAGTGGAGGTACTGCACGTTAAGTTCTTTTTGCTGCGGTGTCTTTGATGCTAGTCTACCATCTTTGTAAGACTTAACATCTATAAGAGTAACCTTACCTTCAGGATCTAAAGCTACAATATCAACAGGGCCTGTGCATCCGCAGTTCTTGAATACATGATAGCCGTTGTCCCATAACCAAGTGATAGCGTAATGCTCTGCCATGTCTCCTAGTCTATTAGGTTCATGCTTCGGTTTATTGTTTGTTATTTTAACTGGTTTCATTATGTAGTTCCTCTATTGTTTACTCATGTTTCAAAAAAATTTGATTTTCTAATGTTATCTTTTGCTAGTAAAACTTGAAGATTTGTTTCTACATGAAGACCTGATACCTTTTTACCTTGAAGAGGAATGATATGATCCACATGGTAAAGTTCACCTGTTTGTTCAGAGAGCTTTTTAGCTTGCTTGTATATCTGTTGAATTAATTTTTTGTTAGCCCATGAAACTGTACGTTGTAATTTAGCGGCTCTACGTTTGGCATTCATTGCACTCACTTTGAACGGATATTTTTTACTATAAGCCCTACTATAAGCCCTAGCATAAGCCCGTATTTTTTCAGAGTTTGAATTTTTCCACTTCTTCCTATGAGCTTTTGCTTTTTCTTTGTTTTTTTCAGACCAAGACTTCGCGTTATTAATTGCTCTTTCTTTATTTAATTCGTACCAAGCCTTGTGGTAGTCTTTTATTTTTTCTTTATTTTTCTCCCTGTAATTCTTCCTCTGAGCCTTTACTTTTTCTTTGTTTTTTTCGTACCAAGCTTTATAGTAGGCTTTATTTTTATAAGCCTTTTCTCTTTCAAGCTTTTCTTGATCAGTGAGTTTCACTCCAGTCATCTCCTACTTTGTATTCCCCATCAAGAGGACATTTAAGTTTAAGAACCTTACCGGCTTCAATGATTGCCTCAACACCCAGCCTGCCTACCTCGTCGGCTTGATCTTGTCGAACTTCTATCTGCCATTCATCGTGAACATTGGCAACAAAGTGAGCATCTAAATGTTTGATCTTGTCATCTAGTATAACCAATGCTTGCTTCATTACAATAGCTCCTGCTCCTTGAAGCAGTGTATTGAGTGCACTGTGTTCGCTGCGTATCTTTAGCTTCCTACCATCAAGTCCTTTTAAGTAGTCTCGTTTTGCCGCTGCTCCTCCAACTTTATGTCTAAGAGTTGCAAATGATGGGAGATTATCAAAGAACGATCTTCTAAGGCTTTCGCCAGTGCGCCTACCTCCTCCCGCCACGCTACCAAGTTTCTCGTCTCCTGCTCCGTATAGGAGTGCATAGATGAAAGTCTTAGCCTGATTTCTTGATTCAAGTCCTGCAAGTTTTTGATTAGTGGTGTGTATATCTCCGTTAAGGATTTCATTAGTGTAGTCCTCGTCGTTCATGTAGTGAGCAAGCATACGAAGCTCCAGACCACTAGCGTCAATGCCTACCAGTTTATAACCTTTAGGTACTGTCCAACAGGAGCGACATTCTTCTCCGTAGACAGACCCAAGGTTGGGTACTTGAGCCATGTTGGGATCACGATGAGTCATACGCCCTGTAATAGTACCATTGGGTATAACATAACCATGGACACGGCTGTCATCTTCTACCTTCTCAAGCCATGATTTAATCTGACCTTCTCTCTTCTGTAGTAGAAAGAACTCTTTGATTAGCTCTGCTTGTGGTATACCTTTGATCTTTCCTAGCGTCTTCTCGTTAACAACAGGTCTACCGTTGACTGTGTACTCGTCAGGAACCCAGCCAAAGTCTTGCAGATACTCTCCAATCTGTTTACGTGAGCCTAGATTTAGATCAATGGATGTGGTGCGTGTTATGTGTAGAGGAACAGCATGATTCTTTTCTAAGAACAAACTGTGTTCTTCCTCTGTCAATCTAACACCGGGGATCTCATCAGCTTTATCTTTATCTATGCCGCCTCTTAAAAGATAAGCCTCCTCTTGATCCGCAAGCTTAGATATCGCACCTGTTTTTGTATAACGTGGGTACAGTTTCTGCTTGAATATCTTAGGCAAGAATACAGTCTTGGTTTCTTTTTCTACCTCAGTCATACGCTCTCTGATCTGAGCCAGCAGCATCTCTGCTTTAGGCCCATCAAAAAAGAATCCGTGTGCTTCTTGGTCTTTAATTATTCTAGCTATACCATGCTCAAGCTCTACTGAGTGAGGGGCAAAGCCTCTGCTTAATTCTTTTAAAGCAAAGTACACTTGAGTATTTAATTCTACATCACGTATGCAATACTCTAGCATCTCAGGAGAATAAGACTCAAACTCTTTGAAGTCCATCTTATTAAAACCAAGATCATGTCCCCACTGATTAAGGCTGTGACCACCTTCTCTTACTGGATCAAAGAGTCTAGACAGCACTAGCGTATCTATAATCTTTTTATCCTTAGAGAAATCAGGCTTCTTCATGAGGCGCTGTACCACAGGG